CATTTGCACGTTTAGCTTTCAATGCTCTTGCCGTTATATTTCTTGCGAGTTTATTAGCTGCTTTGAATCCTATTGCTCCTGGAACCCCTACTTGAATTAATGCTTCAGTAAGTCTTCCTATTCCATTTTCTTCAGCTACTTCTTCAAAAGGATTTAATTTATCAAAGAATCTATCTACGTCGCCAGCAAGATTTGTATCTGCACCAAGATCAATAAGTTCAGCTGCTAGAGAGAAAACACCTTCTGGTATTTTAATAATACCTGAAGCAATACCTGCTGCTACAGAGGTATACCAAGATGTATCGTTGTCTTGTTCTGTTTTTGTTAGTGGTAGAAATTCTTCTGCCATTTATCCTCCTACGCTGAAAAATCTTCAGATTCAGAGAAATCAGGTAAAATTTCTTTTAGTGGTTTACCAGGTTTTGTTTTTTGTCCAAATAAACCTGCTTTTGGTTTTTTAGGATCTATTTTTGCAGCTTCTTCTGCCGTAGCATCGTACGTATCTATATCAATTATTTTTATTCCAAAACCATCTGGTGTTTTTCTAACCTGTTTAAATTGTCCGTCTGTTATATCGTAGTATATATCTCCAACTCTCTTTTTAGTTTTGAAAGCTTTTGAATTAATATCACCGTGTCTATCTCCACCTACTAAACCTTTAAAACTATCACCAAAAACTCCTTTGGCTTTAGTTTGTAAACCTTGTTTTTCATAATTATTTCTGTTTGTAGCTTCTGTTAAATTACCTTCATACAGATCTAAAAACGTTGGAAGTAAATCAACACCTGCTTTCATACCTGCAATATCTTTTTTAAGTTGTCTCTCAGCCATGCTTTCACCTAATTGAAGAGCTGCCATCTTTCTAGCCTCTTCTCTATCTCTACCTGCTTTTCTACTAGCTAAAAGGTTAGCAACTGGTTTTTCAGCTGCAGCAACTATGTTTCTCATAGTTCCACCAGGTAAAGCACTTGATGCTAAAGATGGTCCGTACGTTAATAAAAAATCTGTTAAAGGATCTCCTTTTTGAACTGGACCTAATTTTTCTGTAATTATCTCTTGAGCTTTGTCGTAGAAATCAACTTTTCCTTGCTCTGCATAGTTTTGCCTAGGTGCAATATTCTCCATAATACCTGTCATGGATTCTCCACCTTTTCTAAACATTGGTCTTTTAAATATTTTCATTAACTAAATGCCCTGTATATTCCTGCTAACGTTGCACCTGTTCCTAAAGCTGTTTGTGCTAAACTTGGAACTACAACTTGATTTTGTTGTGTTTGACCAGGGTAACCAGCTATTAATGAAGCCACACCTGATCCTAAAGTTTGTGCTGCAGTTATTGGTTGATCTAATTGTTTTTGTAATAATTGTTGTTGAGCTGATAAACCTGCTTGAGTTTGTGCTTGTTGTAATCCACCTAATGTAGTTAAACCAGTAATTTGTTGACCAGCTAACTGTGGAGATATTCTAGCTAAACCTAATTGATTTTGTAACGCTTGTTGTAAAGATCTTTGAGCATCAGCAAATCCGGATTGATTTAATTGTGCAAGTAATGCTGCTCGGTTCCTGTCGCTCGCTGCTTGAAACTCTGCTCTTTGTACACCTTCTCTACCACCACCAAGAACACCTTTTGATACAGCCTGTGCAGCTATGCTAGGAAGTCCTTTTGCTGCTTGTACATCAAACTCTCTTAACGTAGCATCAATTACATCTTGTTGAAAAGGTGATTTAAACTGTGAAGTTAAAGTTCTTAACTGAGCTCCAGTTTGAGGTGCTAGACCTGCAGCTGTTTGTAAAAAAGGTTGAAACGATCCTAATCCAGCAGCTTTAGAAATGGCATCTTGTGTTAGTGCTCCTGGCCCTGCAACAAATTGTGGACCAAATACTTTAGTTAAATCTGCGGTCTTAAAACCACCTACTGCTTTTTGCAGATCATCTATAAATGTTTTACCTGCAGCTTCTATAAAGGGTGCGGCTCGTGTTACCTGAGATACTGTTTCTGTTGCCATTATACTACTCTACTCTCTAATTGTTTCATGGTGTCATACATAATTTGAGCACCTTTATTTATGTTACCACCACCTGCTGCTCTTACAGCATCAGCAGTAAATACAAATTCGTTGTTTGATAACATCGCTGGGATATCATCTGCTTTTTCTTTTATACCAACTGGTGGCACAAATCCACCTGTTTCTCTAAGATCTAATTCTGTAACACCAGCTTTATTCTGTCTTACTGGTAAGCCCTCGATGCCTGCTGCTTGCATAGCATTTTCACTAGCTGTGTCTCCCATAGCATAACCAATACGTCCACCCTCCGCTGCCATAGTTTTTTGTTCAGCTACTTTTTTCTTTCTCATCATTTCTTCGTATAATTTTTTCATTTGTTTTTCACCCATGACTGCATCTACTTTACCTTTGTCTTTCATGAATTGTTCAAAAGTATAACCACCCTCATCGTAACCTATACGTCCACCGTCTGCTCTATACTCAGCTGTGTTCTCTTGTACGAATTGAAATACTTCGTCATCTGTAGCGTTAGGATTTAAGTTTTTATATCCTCTAGTTAAATAACCTTTTAAAGAATCTAAATCTACTTGAGCATTTGGATCTTCATACTCTAAGCCACCTGCTTCTGCTGCAGACAATGCAGCTGATCCTAAAGATCCTATTGCAAATGAAGCTAATGTGCCTTTGCCTTTTTTACTTAATGAAGGTAAGCCTACATTACTTACAGCTTTACCTATACTAGAAAGAATACCTGGGTTTCCTCCCGATGTTCTCATAGCGTTGAACGCTAGTCTATCAAATCCTCCGCCCATTCCTGTTCCAGCAAATTGACTACCTTGGCCTATAGTTCTAAAAAAATTACCGTATGTAGTTCCAGGTCCAAATCCAGGTGTGCCACTAAACAAAGCTGGTGCATAATACGCAGCGGCTGCCATCATAGCAGCTTTACCTAAATCTGATTTAGCGAATTTTTTAACACTTTTAGTTACACCTTTTACAGCTTTCTTAACACCTCTACCAATAGATTTAACAAAACTACCTAAACCATATTGTGCTCTACCGCCATAAGCCATAGCTTTTTTATCAAATTCTTCTCTAGCGGCTTCAATCGCTTGTTGTTGACTAAAACCTGCTTCCATAAATTCTTCTACGAGTCTCATGAACTCTCTTTCATTTTCTTCCATAGAAGCCATCATTTGATTAGGTCTTAAATCACCCATTAACATTATGTTTGGTGCGCCGGCTGTGAATCTTTTTGCTTGTCTAGTGTTTGTTATTGCCATAATTTTGTCTAAATTTAGTTTATAGGGCAGGCGTACTAATCCTGAAGTATCACACTTTATTTGATTTTTTTCTTATCGTCAATAGCTGGTTTTAGGTTATCGAAGAACCTACCACAGAATTGATGCTCACCTACATGGGTTATATAATCCATGATATATAGATATACTTTACCACCCATATCTGTCCATCTTTGACAAAAACCAAAGTCTTCACCAAAATAACGTTTAGTTTCAGGGTCGTGAATAGTATCAAAAAAGTTGTAAAAGTTTGGTTTTTTAACCTCTTTACCATTAATATTAGTAGGCTGATATATCTGTAACTCAGGGTAATGTTTTATCATTTTTTCTAATACAGTTCTTTTAATTAACATACAACCAGTAGGAGCGTGAGTGGCCTCTACAATACCTTTGTTGGAATGTATTTCGTTTTGATTTTCTAGTTTAATAGGAAAAGTATATCCAGGTCTTCTTAATTTATCTTTGTTTTCAGCTTTGTCTTTTTCCGCAAATATCTTGTCCCAATCTATTGACTTCATTGGATAAGGACATGCAATGACATCTTTATCAGCGGCTAACATAGTTTCAATTGTAGTAAAATTAAAATCAATATCAGAGTCTATAAATAACAAATGTGTATAACCGTCTTCATGATTTAACATTTCAGCTACACATAAGTTTCTTCCTTGTGTAACTAAAGAAGATTTTAATAAAGTAAAACTAACTAATATTTTTCTTAAAAAACATTCTTGTTGAAACTTTAGAACGGCTTGAGTGTAATGCATTGAAGTATCACTATGACAAGGAGTGCATACCATAATTTTATGCGGAGATCTATCGGGTGGATCTGATAAATCTATTACCTCTGTACGTGTATTAGATTGTTGAATAGTTTGGTAGGTGTCTTTGTTAAACCAGATAGGTTTATTTGGATTGTCTTGCACTAATAACTCCTTTCAAAAATGTTGTCCATTGCATAGCAATCTTATTCCAGTTGTAATAAATATGCGCATATCTAGATTGAGAACCTAAATGATCATGTATTTGTTTTTGATGTAATGTATGTGATGCTTGTTCTATACCAAAACCAAACTTTTGTGCCATAGCTCTGTGATTAGAATCATAAGGAATATACATAGGAAACTCAGCACCTGTTTCATATAAAGCACCAAAATCATTTACAATACAATATAAACCTGCAGCCATACACTCAAGTAAAGATATGCAAAACGTTTCTTCAAAAATACTAGGATAAACATACATGTGATAATTTTTTAAATTATCTTTTATATATTGATTGGACTTGTATCCGATATAATTTACGTTTGGTAATGCTTTAGCTTGTTCGTAAAGCTCTTTGTACTCATGATCATTTCGATCGTAAAATTCTTTACCATAAACTTCTGTAGATGAATACACGTCTAAAGTAACCAAAGGATTTTTTACTAATTGCATTGCACCTAACAATATAGATAAACCACGCCAAGGTGTATTTTGATGTATTATTTTTATAGGTCGACCTTCTTGATAAGGTCTAGACTGTTCTATTTTATCAATACCATTTTTAATAACTACACATCTATTAGTAGGTATATTAAAATGATATCTATATTTTTCATAACACCAATGTGAATTAAAAACATACCAGTCGTATTTATTATGGTTAGCCGGATTACTAAACCAGGGAGCTAAGTTAGGCTGATCATAAGAATTTTTTTGCCAAAGTATATTTGGTTTTGTTGGATGCAATGGTATTTTTTCTGGGACCGAAGTGCAAATCTGTACTTGATCTAATAAATTTTTATCGACATGTTTTCTTAAATAGTCGAATTGTAATTCTGTTCCGCCCTTAGGGTTTTGATTTGTCATTTACTATCCTTTCTATAATCTTATACGCGGTAATTGCTTCAGGGCAAACCACATAATCTGGACTACAACATATAAAAATTTTATCAAATTTTTTCTCTTTTATAAAGTTTATACTATGATCAAAATAAAAAGATTTTAAATTTTGTAAATTACGAAGATGTATGTGAGCTGAATTAGGATTCGATATCCATGTATAATTTATTTTATTTTTAAAAATATTAGATAAATGAAAAAGCCAATTGCCTTCGTATAACTTAGTGTCATCATCACCGACATATCTAAAATCGTGATGATGATCTATATTAATTAAATTATATTCATCGTAACCATGAGTAATTAATAGATAAATATCTTTGTGAGTTAAAGACATAATTATATTTTTATGTGTGTAGAGTAAAGGTATTAAAAAAGAAAGTAATTCTTCTTGATGTTTTAAAGATAAAACCCAATCACAATCTACTGATAATATATTAAGTTTTGGGTTTTTTTGTGTCATTCATTACTTTCTGAAATACTTCTAAACCTTTATTAGTAACCTGCACTGTAATATCTTGAACAATATCAGGTCCTTCTTTCTTTTCTTTATATGTTTCTCCAGTCTTTGTATTTCTATATGTTACTATAGTTGTACAATCGATCTTTGGTAAATTATCCGTTTTCATTCTCTCTATTTATTAAAGCATAACTTATCAGGCCTTGTATTGTATTACTGCCTGTAGCTGCTTGCACAGTTATAGCATCTCCTGCTTCTAAATTCAAGCCTTGAGGTGCAGCATTTACTTGTGATTTAGCTGCCACATCACCTCTAAAAAATTCGTATTCAGTGTTTGAATCAGAAGAGTCAACAAAATTCATCTGCACTAAAATGGCTGACGATCCATCGTTGTTTGCACAATATACACTTTTAACTATAATTGTTCCATCAGTAGGGCAAGTTAATACTGTATCTTTGCTTGTACCAGATTGTTTAAAACCTTGATTTTTATATTGTATTGTCATGCTAAAAAATAATTAAATGCGTCCTGTTCATTTTTTAAATCTTGTTGAAAAGAAAAATTTAATTGATTTTGTAAAGTAGTCAAGGACTCTAGTATCTGTCTTTGATTTTCTACATCGTATTCTGGTTTTGGTTCTGGTATATAATTAGTTATCTTAGCCATATTGTCCCTCTCTAGCTGCATCTTGATTTGCTGCTGGTCCACCCGGTGCATCATCAGGACTATCACCATCAAACTCTCCTCTATCTATTCTACCTTGAAGACCCTTAACAGATCCTCTCATCGCAGCTGTCTCTCTAGCTATTTTATCTCTTTTTTGTTGAGCTCTAGTTCTAGCAAATTCTGCAAGAGTTTTTGATTGTCCAAAAGTATTAAAAGCACTTGGTAATCCTGTTCTACCTATAAAACCTGTAATACCACTTATAGCTCCAGCAAAAGGATTAATTGCACCAAGGATACCTGAAAGCGCTGTTCTACCTATCTGTTTTGCAAAGCCCATATTAAAACCTGGGTTAGCTACTTCAGCAAACTGTTCATAAGCTTCGTCATCAAGACCCATATCATCAGAAAAAGCAGCAGCTTGATCTGTTCCGGTAATACCTTGACCATATGATGCTCCCCCACCTGTCGATCTATTTATTCTTTCGCTTATTAAAAATTTTTCAAATTCACTATAATCCATCATCTTCTACCGTCCGGTTGTGCATCAAGTCTAAAAGTTCCGTATCTCCATGATTCGCCTGTAGAATCATTTTCTATTTTAATTGATACTAATCTTCCTCGAGCTCTAGTATCAACCTTATCAGTGGTCGACGTTATTGTAAAGGGACCTAGTGGTGAGCTTACGGCCACGTCATCAGGATAAGCACTAACAAACAAAGTTACTTTAGCATTACCTGTTTGATATTTAAAATCAGGAATAAATCTTCTTACAGCCATAAAAAATTCACCATCTCCTCGATAATCTACAACCCCTGTTGCTTGACCCAAGGCGCTTCGTCTAGATGTAATATCCCAATCTCCCGATCTTATAAATGCTGGTATAGCTGTTGTACCTGAGCTATTGACTTGATCAACTCCTTCTTCATGTTCGTAATAAATACTTGCACCTGCTTTATTGGTTATTCCTAATATGCTAGGAAATACAGGTGTATCTGTCTCTTCATAATCTGTTGCGTAAGGTGCATCAAATACTCCTTGATCCGAGTATGTCGTTCTATCTAAAGACGATGTAGTCCATATGTTTTCTTGATAATTATACGTTACACATCTATCAATTTGTTCTGATCCTGACTTTGGATAAAACCAATTTACTTCTGTATATAAATTATTTGCACCTGCGTATACAATATCTCTAGAATTAAAGTTTAATCCTAAATTATCTCCATCGGTTGAAAACACAAAGTCCTCTACAAGTGATGGTAAAGATTTTACAGTTCCGTCAAAAACAAAAAATCCACCTTCAGCTCCCATCCAATATACAGCACCATTAATAAAAACCGCTGCGTGTTGACCTATGCATCCACAATTTGTACCTACCTGTCTAACACTAAATGTAAATGGTGGGCCAACAAACTGAATTACATATGCAGCAAGATCTGTTAAGACGAACACATAGTCTTTACCTTGAAGTGCTGCTCTAATTTCATTACCTGTGTCTAATCTAAACGTACCCGCAGTATTGGTAGAACTTGGGGCATAAGTATTTAAATCCTCCTGATCAGAGAATCTTACAAACATTGGATCTTGTGTGCCGGTATTACCAATAGTTGTTTCAGTTCCAAAATGAAATAGGTGTCTATCTCTATCAGATACAAGAGTCATTCTTGTTGCTCCGGGGTTGTTTGTAGTTGAAAAATTGTTTGTCGTCTTAGATGCTCTTTGAGCTCTAGGATTAGACGCGCTAGCATCCCACGTGAAAGTTTCTCCATCAAAAATAGTTGCAACTAATACTTGACCAAAGTTATCAAGACTCCAGTTTCCTGGATCTAGAGTTACAGTGCTTGTGCCTCTGGCAGTGTTCCAAGTGCTCGCACCCCATGTTGACGTACTCCAACCAAAACCTGTTGTTTGTGTTCTTGGTCCTACAACAACATAAGGATTAACAGTTACAGCCCCTGCTGCTGTCATACCTGACCCTGATTCAGTGGTAGCTGCTTGAACAGTAAATTTATCTACATCTGGTACAGTTAATATTTCATAAACTTTTTCTAAATCTCCAGCTGTGTAACCTGATGCTCCAGTAACGGTCACACCTGATAGAGTTACGTATCTTCCAACAGCTAAACCATGTGAAGCTTTATTAATAGTTACAGTTCTCGATCCATTGACCGTTGTTAATGTTCCCCCTGTGATTGCTGTATCTAAAGGTGAAATGTCATAAAAATCACCACCGTAATATAAAAACAAACCTTGAGACGTACCAATAGCAGCGTATTTCTCTCCAGCAAAACTTGCGAATGCGTGTTGAGCTCTAGCAACTCCTGGTAGAGTTTTTTTAGCTTGAGTTAATTGTAGCCAACCACCTATCTTTTCAGGAAGTCCATATCTAAATCTAACAAAATCACCATCTGTCCATTGACCTTCTGCCCCTGATTCTGTGTCTTGTTTGTTAAATCCAGCCTTGAATTTTAATTTTTGTAGCATATAATAGCTTATATAATAGTTTTAAATAGAATGAAAGTAGCATAATTATGGATCATTTAGAAGGGGTTGTTATGTTGAAAAATATAACAAATCTTGATTTTTGTAAAAGAATAATAGATCTGACAAATAAAAAAGCTAAGAATAAATTAAAAACTATATCTGGTTTGGATATAGACGAAAGAAATGTGAAAGGATATGGTTTAGATTTTAAGACACCTACAAATATGTTTTATTGGAATTATATAAAAGTAGAAATAGAAAGATGGTTTATTCTTTATAAAACTAAATTTCCTAAAATGGAAAGCACTAAAATTAATCAAATAGATTTATTAAAATATGATGTTGGAGGTAAATACAGAGTTCATACCGATCACAGTACAATTACCCCTAGAAGTTTAAGTGTTATTATTAATTTAAATAATGAATATGAAGGTGGAGACTTAGTATTTACTGATCAAAAAAACCAAGAAATAAAAAGATTAAAATTAGAAAAAGGAACTATAGTTTTCTTTCCCAGCAATTTTATGTATCCACATAGTATTGAACCTATTACGAAAGGAACAAGGTATAGTATAGTTGCATGGCTGCAGTAAAACATAGATTAATAAAAGATTTTTTTAACGTGCATGAGTTAATGTTATTGCAAAAATATTGTTATAATAGACTAGATCAAAATAAAGACTTTGAAATAGATCCACAATCTTTTTCACCTGCTTGGTATAAAGATCCTTTGATGACAGCTATATTAGATCTTAAATTATCAACAGTTGAAGAAGAATCTGGTTTAGATTTATTTCCTACATATGCTTATTGGAGATACTATGTGTTTGGTGCAACTTTAAAAAATCATTTAGATAGACCTGCCTGTGAAATATCTGTGACAGCGTGTATTAAAAAATATGATAATTGGCCTTTATTAGTTGGAACAGAAAAGATAGAGTTAGATGAAGGAGATGCAGTTATATATCCTGGATGTGATCAAACTCATGGAAGACCAGGTGTATATAAAGGTGAAGGCATGGCTCAAGTATTTTTACATTATGTAGATCAAAATGGTCCATATAAAAGTCATGCATATGATCAAATAGGAAAAACAAATGAATGAAAAAACAGTTAATATAAATAACTTTATCGGTACATATGATAATTTTATTCCTAAAGAAGAATGTAATAAAGCTATAAATATTTACGAACAACAGGATAAATTTAACAATACAATTAATAGAATGCCTTTAGAAAATTCTTCTATATTACAAAAACAAGATCAACAATTTTTTGCAACTGCTGGTAACATTGATGTGTGGTGGGAAGATTTAAAACCTATGATGTTAAATTTTGATATAGCTTGGCAACACTATGCTAAAAATACAGGTGCATTTGCTGCTTATGATGATCAACCATTTCATTTTACAACTTTAAAAATTCAAAAGACTTTACCCACGGAAGGTTATCACGTTTGGCATTTAGAACATGGTAAAGGATATATGAATGAACCTAGAGCTTTTGTTTTTTCTATTTATTTAAATGATGTAGAGGAAGGTGGAGAAACAGAATTTTTACATTTTTCAAAAAGAATTAAACCTAAAACAGGGAGAATAGTTATTTGGCCCGCAGCTTTTCCATACGTGCATAGAGGTAATCCACCGTTATCAGGTAAAAAATATATTTTAACTTCTTGGATGTTATTAAGATGAAGTATAAGATGTAGGTCTTGCACCTAATCTAGCAATTTTATCAGCTTCAGTTTCACCCTCTGGACCCTCATTAGAATCCCAGTCAGCTTGTAATTGAGCTAAATGAGCCGTGTCCCATCTAGTAATGAAATCTTGAATGTCACCTAAATTAGCATTTTCCCAAGTAGAGTGTGGAGTTTCATCTCTATATTCTACAGTGTCAGTTGCAACTGATGTTCCATATTGAATAGCCCAGACGTTTGAATATTTAGCTTGTCCCCAAAAAGAATCATCATTAATAACGTATGATACACCTTGGTTTGGGTGAGCACCTTCATCATAATTTTTTATGATGATTTTGTCGTCCATTACTATTGACCATTTTGCGTTTGTTGCCATATTTTCTCCTTAAGTTTTTATAATATAAATTACTGCTAAGTATGGTTGTAAAACTGAAGTTGAATCACCAGAAAAAGTTGCACTCATGTTGTGAGAGTGACCTGTTCCCGAACCTGTACTTCCTGTGCTTGAGTTACCACCATGGTTTCGACCTGATTGAATCTGAGCCGTAGGGGCTTCTGGTTGTTGACCCGTAACTTGTTGTGGTCTTGGGTGAGAGTGAGATGCAAGTTGTGCTGTTGATAAAGTTGCATTCGCCGTAGAACCACCAACGTTTCCTGATGAAGCAACTGTGTTTGCTCCGCCCGTTGATGCTAAAGCTTTAGTTCCAGATTTTCCTACTGCTACGTTATCTTGTAGATCAGGTAATCCAAAAGTAGTTGCGCCATCTCCAGCTCCATAAGTTGTACCTACGATTGCAAATAATGCAGAGTAAGTTGATCTTGAAACGTTTGCTCCGTTACACTCTAAGAAACCTGTTGGCACTGAAGAAGAAGACCACGGTACAATAGTAGCCGTAGGTATACCTTCGATACCTGTAAGGTTTGCTCCGTCGAAATCGTATTTTGTAGCTTCGTAATTTGACATCTATTATTTCTCCTTATAAGTCCAACCTGTTGTTGCGTCTCCTGAGAAGACTAAACAAAAAGCTG